CTCATCAGCGGCACCTCGGTTCAGATCGGGTCAACTGCCACAGTTGCACTGACGGCATCGACCACCGTGTCTGCAGCTAACGGCGGTATCGGAAACTGGACGACTGACGGAGTTCACGAGACCACTGTCGGAACCATGGCGATAAAGAATAGCGGCGTCATCAATCCTGCAGCATTTCAATGATCCCTCGCTCTCTCAGGGTGTGTGGGACTAGAAAGGTTTCGCTGAATTGATATCTGCACTTGAAATTAATTTAGCACTTTGGTTCATGATTGTACATTTTAATACTTAAATTTTGGTAGTACATTGGAAATTGAATTTTTAGAGCGCCTTGAATTTTTGTTCAAACCGGCCCGTTTAAAGATTGCCTATGGTGGTCGCGGTGCTGGCAAAACCGATGGTTATGCTATTGCTCTAATCGTTCTAGCTATGAAGATGAAGCTTCGTATTCTTTGCTTGCGTGAAATCCAAAGCTCCATTGAAGAAAGCGTCAAAGAGACCATTGAAAGCTACATCACTCACTATGGGTTAGATTGGGCTTTCGATATTAAAGATAAGTCTATTACGTGTAAGCTTAATGGCTCTAGATTTATTTTCTCAGGTCTCCGCTACAAAATCAATTCTATCAAGTCTCTTGCTAAGATTGATATTGCTTGGCTTGAAGAAGCTAACAACACTTCCAAAAATTCATTAGATAAACTCATGCCGTCTATTCGCGGTAAGCATGAGAATGATCCTAATGGCATGGGCGGACCATTTAAACTAGGTCCTGAAGTGTGGATTAGCTTCAATCCTGAATTAGATGACGATGAAGTTTACGATAGATATGTAGTTAAGAGAGCGCAGTATGCTCCTGATTTTCATCCTGACGACGTATCAGCAGAGGACCAAATTTGGTTTAAAACTGTAGAATACAGGATGCATAACGGTAATATAATTTTAAATCCTGATGAGCAGGAGCGGTTTACGAAGCTAGAATACAAGCGCTATGCCTATGTGGTCAAAGTTAATTACACTGACAACAAATGGTTTCCTCCTGACTTGCGGCGCGAAATGTCGCTGCTCAAGGCTGGAAATCCAACCAAATACTTAGAAGTGTGGGAAGGCTTCACCAAGCAAACGCTAGATGGAGCTATCTATGCTGATGAGCTTAGGCAGACATTAATTGATGGTCGCAGGAAAAAGGTTACCTATGATCCATTCAAGCCTGTCTACACGTTTTGGGATTTAGGTCATCATGACATGACAGCAATCTGGTTTATCCAGAGGGTTGGAATGGAATACAACGTAATCAATTACTATCAGAACAGACTTAAAAAGCTCCCTCATTATTTGGAGCATATGAAAAGTTTAGGCTACAATTACGGTACAGTTTACCAGCCCCATGATGGAGATAATGAAACTCTAGCTGCTAGGTCTATTGCAAGCCTGACTAGGGCTGCTGGCTACAAGGTTATCGTTGTAAACAAACCACCTAAGAAGGTTGTTGGCATCAACGCAGCTAGAACAGTATTTGAACTTTGTAATTTTGATGAGGAAAACACTAAAGACGGTTGGCAATGCCTTTCACGCTATGCCTACAAAGTGAATGAAGAGACTGGCAATTTTTCGCGTGAGCCTGATCATGATACGCCTTGGTCACATGGCGCTGATGGTTTCCAAACATTTGCACTGTCACTAAAGACTGAGGACGATACGAGGAAGCGTAAGCCTAAAGTTGATTTATCTAAGTTGAATAATCAACCTAGAGCTTGGATGGGTCACTTGTGAGATTTTTAATTACATTATTTATTTGCTCAATAATTTGGTTCATTCTTTCAATTGGAATTTATTATTATGGCTTGGTCAACCTCATTTGCGACTGCTGAAGAAGAAAAAGATAACGAAATTCTTCTTGAAGCAAAGAAGCGTTTCAAAGTCTGCGAAGATTGGGAGAGCCAAGCTAGGATTTGGTTTGACTACGATTATAAATTCGCCAATGGCGATAGCAATAATATGTTTCAATGGGATAATTGGGTAGTTGGAGACAGGCAGACGCTTAAGCGCCCATGTCTCACTATCAATAAAACCATGCAGCATAACTTGCAAATCATCAATGATGGTAAGCAGAACAAGCCCGGAGTTAACATTCGTCCTGTTGGAGATGATGCTAGCTTTGAAGCTGCTCAGGTGTTTCAGGAAGTTGTCAGGCACATTGAATATATTTCTAGTGCCGAAAACGTTTACGATAATGCTGCTGTATATCAGGTATCCGCAGGATGGGGATATTGGCGTGTTAGCGTTGAAAAAATCATTGGTTCATTCAATAAAGACATTTTTATTAGACGCATTAAAGACCCTCGCTCTGTGTACCTTGATCCTAATATCAATGAAGTTGATGGCTCTGACGCTTGGTTTGGTTTTATATTTGATGACATGCCGCGCGATCTATACGAGGCTCAGCATCCTAAGTTTAAGAATGTTGGGAATGTTGCGTTTGCTAATAATGATTATGGCTGGCTGCAAAAGGATACGGTAAGGGTCGCTGAGTATTTCAGGAAAACTCAGGAAGAAGATAAGCTAGTCTACTTTATTCTTCCAGAAACTCAGGAAGAAATCGGACCAATTAAGTTTAGCGAACTTCCCAAAGAAGGGAAGGAAATGTTTAAGGAAATTAAGAAGCGGGAAGGGAACTTGCCAGAAGAAGAACAGACTTTCAAGGAGCAGGATGAATTAAGTGAACGGATTGAATGGTACAAGATTGCTGGCAATAAGATTATTGATCGCAAACCTTGGCTAGGCCGATATATTCCTATTGTTCGTTTGCCGGGAACCGAAACGGTAATTGATGGCATTTGGGATTGCAAGGGTCATACTAGGGCTTTGCTTGATCCACAGCGCATTTATAATATCAACAGCAGCGCTAACGTTGAGTTTGGAGCATTGCAAACCAAGTCACCTATTACTGCTCCTGTTGAAGCCATTGAAGGCTTTGAGGACTTATACAACAGAGCTAATATCGACAACTTATCAGTGCTCCCTTACAATGGATTGCGTGAGGACGGCAAAGAAATTCCGGCCCCTAAAAGGATGGAGGCTCCTAAGTCATCGCCAGCCTATGTTGAGCAAATGAAAATTGCTCAGGAAGAAATGATGATGGTTTCGGGTCAATATCAGGCCCAAATGGGAGAGAACGAAAATGCTAAGTCTGGAGTGGCTATCAATGCTAGACAACGGCAGGGCGATAGAGCTACTTACCATTTTATTGACAATCAAGCTATCGCTGTTCGCTTTACGGGTAAAATTCTAATTGATCTAATTCCGAAGATTTACGACACTAAACGAGTGATCAGGATTGAAGCCAAAGACGGCTCTATCATGAATGTCACTATGGACCCTAAAGCAGGGCAGGCATTTCAAAAGCAGTCTGATCCAAACGGGCAACCTGAAATGGACAATCAGCAGCAGATTGTCAACATTATCTTTAATCCTAGTGTGGGCATCTATGACGTTCAATCTGATACGGGACCAAGTTATGCAACACGCCGTCAAGAAGCATTTAATGCTCTAACTCAGATTGCCGCTCAAAATGAAAACTTTATGAACATTGGTGGTGATTTGCTTTGGAAAGTTGCTGATTTTCCTGAAGCTCAAGAGCTTGCTAGACGTTGGCGCAAGATTATTCCTAAGAACATCACTGGCGATGCAATGGACCCTAACGTGGAACAGGCCATGCATGATGCGTCAAATAAGATTGAACAGCAGTTAGCTCTTATCACTCAGCAGCAGCAACAGTTGGCTGATAAGGATAGAGAGTTGGCTATTAAGGAACGTGCTCAGTCATTGAATGAAACCAAGACTGCTGTATCTGAAATTAGAGCAGATTTCCAAGCTCTGACTGAAAGGTTGGGTACAGTTGGCAACGCTGGACCCGGTATTTCCGTTGAACAGCTTCAGCCGATTATCAGGGCAACCTTGATGGAGATTTTGCAGGCTGGAGGACCGGGAGCGGACACGCCTAGCGAGATTGCCAGTTTACCGGGGAGAGATCAGGGAGGGACGCCTCCGGGCTTACCACAAGGCGCGGCTGATGAGCAGGATAGCATTCCCGGTGTCGCCGGAAGCCGTCAAGCTGGTGACGGGAAGCATTACGTTAAAGGCCCCAACGGCTACTCTGAAGTCGTGAAACCACAGGCTGAATTAACCAATGCCTAAATTATCTGAATTAACTGATGCCTACACTCCACAGGAAGCAGCTAGCGCGTTGCCTGTGGAGCAGCCCTATCTAGGCGTTACTCCGGATGCTGATGGGATGAGAAGGGTAGTTATTGACACTACGCCTAAAAATCCTGAAGCAGAGCAGCCCGGCTTTTTTAGCAATGTAAATGATATCCTGAAGAAGTTTACTAATTACGATAGACAATTCACGGAAGATGTTCTCATGTTCCCTAAGAGAGCTTATGAGCACACTGATGAATTAAGAAAAGGATTGCAAAATATACTAGGTGGAAATACTGGTGAAGATCGCTATCAACTGTGGCCGGAAAGGATGGTCAAAGAAGGTGTTACTGCTGCTGGTAAGGTTGCATCTGGTGAAGTACCTCAATGGGCTATTGACCCTGCAACAGGGGACGTCCATACTAGCCCGCAGATGATTGAAAAAGCTCAGGAAATATCGGCTCTGGCTGGTACTGGTGGGTTAGCCAGTATCTCTACTGATGCTACCCTAGGCTCAACGCCTTTCCTGCGTCCTGCTTTAAAATATAAAGACAAGCTCTATAAGGGCAAGGATGGGCAGCAGCATTTGGATGTTATTCCGGAAAGCGTCTATCCGGAATTTCAACAGAAAGCAATGTCTGGACAGGACATTAATGAATTTAAGTTCGGCTTTGTGAATGATAAGGGTCACTTTCTGGACCGCGAAGCAGCATTGAGATATGGGATTGATACTGGCTTAGTTGACCCACAAGCCGGTAAATTTGGAGCATTAACAAGCACACTCATGGCAGATAGTAGCAAACCGGGAATAGCGATTGAGGCAATGAAAACGGCGCAACCATTCTTTAGTGCGGTAGAGCATAATGTGAACGCTATCCCACAAGCTAAAATGACTGGCGATCAATGGCTAGGTACGCTTGGCAATAAGCCGGGAGTTAAGCCGGAAGAATTGCAATGGACTGGACTTAAGGACTTCCTTGAAGAAAACAAGGGCAAGCCTGTCACTAAGGAACAGATACAGGAGCATTTGCAAAATAATAAAGTTGAGTTGAAGGAAATTAGTAAGGGTGAGTTGAGCGATAAAGATATATTAGCTCAATCTAAAATAAGACAAGAGGATTGGGATAAAATGTCTCAGTCTCAAAAGGAAGTTATTAGGACTAATTTTCCAACTGAAAAAACCAAATATCACGACTATCAGCTACCCGGTGGTGAAAACTATAGGGAAATGTTGTTGACGTTGCCACAAACTCCTAAAGCGGCAGCGGCTAAGGCCGAACTGGACCAATTGCAAGCTCCTATCAGAATGAGTGATTCGCGCTACGTGGAGGCAAGTTCTAGATTGAGAGGATCGGAATACCGTTCCTCTCATTGGGATGAGCCTAATATTCTAGCTCACGTTAGAATGAATGATAGGACTATTGACGGTAAGAAGTCATTGCATCTTGAAGAAATTCAATCGGATTGGCATCAGCAGGGGAGAGACAAGGGATATGCCGGTAAAAAACCAACTGATGAAGAAGTTAAAACTATAAGCAGTGCTTTAAGCAAAGAATTTAATAGAATTGAAAAAGCTAACCCAACTTTGAGACCTGACGAATTAACACCAGTTTTAAATGCTGATCCAGCTTATGCTAGGGCACGTGATGCAGCATTAGAATTAAATTCTAGAAATAAAGGCGTACCAGATGCGCCATTTAAAAAATCATGGCATGAGCTAGCATTAAAGCGAATGATCCGCGAAGCTGCTGAAAAGGGCTATGATAGGCTTAGCTGGACGCCGGGAGAGGCCCAAGCAGCTAGGTATGATTTGAGTAAGTCTATTTCTGACTTATCATATAATCCTAGAACGAAAACGCTCATTGCTAATGATAAGAATGGCGCAACTGTAATGCAGCAAAAAGGAGTTGAGCCGGAAAAGATTAGCGATTTTGTGGGCAAAGATGTTGCTAAAAAATTGATGTCTACAGAATACGATAGCTCAAATCCGTATAGCATGCACTCACTTACTAACGCCGATTTGCGAATTGGTGGTGAAGGCATGAAAGGCTTTTACGATCAAATTATTCCTAAAGCTCTTGAGAAGCTTGGTAAGGAGCATGGGGTTAAGGTAAAGCAGACGCAAATTATTGCTCCAATGAAAAAAATGGGAGACAGTGGAGAGCAGCCAATTCACTACATCGATATCCCACAATCATTACGCGACCAAGCCATGCACAAGGGCTTTCCTTTATTTTCCGCTGGTGGTCATATGCTTGTACCGGTTCAAGGCAATCCATTTGAAAATGAGAAAAAGAAATGAAAATAGTTGACCCATCTACAGTTATTGTAGAAAAAACTGCTGGCGAAATGGCTGGCGTATTTTTTGAAGCTGCGCGTTCAAGCGGCATGAAAATTATTAAACTGCAAGGTCAAAATATTAATCTGCTACGCTACAAGTCTCCACGCGATTTTGCGCGGCGTCACCTTGAAAAATTTATTCCGGCTGCTGTTCACGCGCTCATTGAAATCATGTCACGTCCAAATACGCCAGTAGATCAAAAGGACATGATTTACAATGCTCTTATGGAGCGGGTTAACGATACTCAACTGGACATGATGGCTAAGACCGCTGGAGACTTACCGGAATTTGAGCAAACGGTTTTGTACAAAGACGATACTGAAAAGCCCAAGCCTATAATTGTCAATACTCCAAAAATTGATTTTGATTTTAATTCCAAGAGGGTTTGATTATGGCTAAACTTCCCGTTGAAAAATTAAAAGCGTCTAAGTCTAAGCCGGTCCCTGTTAGGATTGTCAGCGATATTGCAGAGCCTTCAAACGCCATTGGTAAAGAGCAGCGCAATTGGAAGGCTGAGGACGCCTTGCGCGATATTGAACGTGCTGAGCAGCATAAGCGCGATAAGTCTCTGATGAGCGACGTTAAGAAGCTGGCTAAAGAGAAGGTCAATAGCCTGAAAAAGATTTGCTGATGGCTGACGAATATATTTACTGTGGAAAGCCTCTATCGGCCTATTCCTCATGGGATTTAATTGTTATTGATCGTTCTTTAAAAGATGCTGAGCTTAGACGGGAGGAAGCCAGCAAGCATCCCAAGTTTAACGTTGATAGTGAAGCCAATAATAAAAAAGTACCTAAGATGCAGTTTCCTCCACCCAATCCAGAATTTTTAAAATTAAAAATTGCAATAGAAGAAGAAATTAGGAAAAGAGAAAATGTTTAAAAACTTAATGAATGGGGTTTCACTTTCATCGTTGATGCTTCGCGCTCCTGATGATGAGAGCGGCGCAGATGCTAAAACCGCTTTGCGCGAGAAGCTTGCCAAGGGCAACACTGCTCCTGCTGCTGATGTAGTCACTCCTGATCCGGCTGAAGGGGATGATGAAGATGAGGATGAAGATGAAGACGATGATGAAGATGGCGAAAAAGAAGAAGAAGCTGAAGGCGAGAAAGAAGAAGTAGCCGAAACTGACGAACAGAAGAAAGAACGCGAAGCTAAGGAAAAGATTGAAGCCAAAGCTAAGCGTAAAGATGATCGTATGCAGCGGCGTATCGATAACGCCATTGCTGAAAAGAAAGCTGCCGAAACTGAGATTGCTAGGCTCAAGGCTCAGCTTGAAGCTAATCCTGATCAGAAACTTACGGCTGAAGAAGTCGAAACTAAAGCGCAAGCGCTGGCTGATAAAAAGCAGGCTGATAGGGAAATTAAGGATATTCAAGATAAGTTTGATGCGGCTTGCGACAAGCTCCAAGCTGATGCTAAGAAGATTGACAAAGATTTTGATAGCAAGATTGGTGATATTGCGGCTGATGTTGGTCCTATTCCTTCGTTCATGATTGGCGTATTAGAAGATTTTGATAATGGAGGTGAGGTTCTTGCGTTCATTGCTAATGATGATGAATTGGCAGAGAAGATTTGGAGCTTGGCTAAACGTCCTGCTAAAATGACTAAAGAGCTTGTGCTTATTTCTAACAAGCTGATTGATCTTAAGAAGGCTCCCAAGAAGCAGATTTCTAAAGTGCCTGATCCGGGAACGCCAGTTCAAGGAAGGCGTATTGTATCCAACGTCATTACTGATGCTGATACGAAAGACATGGATAAGTATGTTGCCAAGCGTCAACGTCAGATTGCGGAACAGCGTAAATTGAAGGGGTTTAATTGAGTTGTGGGTATAAGTGTAATTTACGCAATCATCAATATTGTTGATGATAAGATTTATGTAGGACAGGCTGTAGATAAAGACAAGCGTTGGAAAAATCATAGAATAGCTCTGCAATACAATAAGCATTCCAACAGATATTTACAGTCTGCCTACAATAAGCATGGAAAAGATGCGTTCATTTATGTAGTGCTTGAGAGGGTGCCGTGGCATCATTTACTCGATGAGCGCGAACAGCATTGGATGGACAGATTTGATGTTTGCAATAGGGAAGTGGGCTACAATTTAACGCCTACTGCCGCTAGTGCTCTAGGTATGAGGCATACTGATGAGACTAAACTTAAATGGTCGGAGCAGCGCAAGGGTAAAAAGCGTTCTCCTGAGTTTAGTTTGGTCATTTCAAAGACTTGGGAAAATAGGACTGTTTCTGATAAAGCTAGAGCTAATATGTCGAAGGCTCATATTGGACACAGGCATTCGGCTGAAACTAAATTGAAGATGAAGAATAAAACGTTTACTGCGGAGCAAAGACTTAAAATGTCTGAGGCGTTGAAAAGACGCTGGCAACGCAAAAAAGATGCTGAGATAGGTGAAGTGCGCTTAGTTATTACTTGACGATTTTTAAAATTTAAAGAATTATTGCGTCAGTTGCCGCCTTGGCCCGGTTCATAATAGGCCCTGATAGTTAAAGCCCCTTAGTCGGCTTCATTGGCTCTGATTGCTCGTAAATTGTCTGCTTTCGAGCGCCAGACACATCCCCACAAATTAAAATTTCATTTCACGCCGTAAGTCTAAATTTTATTTAGCTGGCTAATTATTAGAGGTTAATCAATTAGACCTATGGCAAACACTTATTTAACCATCGACCAAATCACTGCCGAAGCGGTAATGCTGTTTAAGAACAGCAACCTGTTCATTATGAACATGGATACTCAGTATGATGATCAGTTCGCGGTTGATGGTGCCAAGATTGGTGACACTCTCCGCATTCGTCTGCCTTCTGACTTCATTGTCACTGATGGCCCTGCGATGCAGCTTCAGGACAATACGCAGCAGTTTACCTCTCTGACTGTTTCGTCTCAGAAGAACGTTGCTACTCCGTATAGCACTGCTGAGCGTACTATGAGCATTGACAAGTATTCGGAACTTGTTATGGCTCCGATGGTCAACGCGCTTTGCGGTAAGGTTGCCTCCACCATTATGAAGGGTGCAGACGGTGGCGTTAGCAATCTGATCAGCAACGTTGATGGTACTGGCGCAATCATTTCGCCCACCATGGATCAATTCACGGGAGCTAATGCTATCCTTGATGATCAGGGCGCGACTATGCTTGATCGCCGTTGCGTACAGGACCCCACTTCTGATGCGCGTACGGTTAGCTCCTTGGCCGGGCTGCTCAATCCTACTCCTGAAATCTCTGCGCAGTTCCGCAGCGGCATGATGAAGTCTGGCTTAGGTTATGATCGCTTCTTCCGCGATCAGACTGTGATTAAACATACTACTGGTACGTTCTCTGCTGGTGGTACTGTCAACGGTGGTGGTCAGTCTACCTCCACCAGCGGCGGACCCATCAACGTTAACGCTACCACTGGCACGCTTAAGAAAGGCGATATTGTTACCTTTGGTGGCGTGAATGCTGTTAACCGCGTCACTAAGGAT